AACACCATCGTGTATGTCAACGCCAGGAATCCTGTTGGCGGTCGCAAGAAGCACAGGGCGTTCGCTGTCTGTGCGCATTGTGGTAAGCACGTCCCCGCTGGGCGGTTGCACCAGCACCTTCTGGTTCACGGGAAGTAGTCCTATGGAACCCTCTGTCCCTACACTGCATTCACCAAAGCCCTTGGAAGTACACGTCAAGCTCCGGCTCTTCGCGCCTAGGGCAAAGAACCTTCGTGTTCGGTGGGCTGGTCCCTGTATCTACAAGGTGCGGGAGGTGAAAAGCCCTTATCACCAAGTCTTTAGAGGGAACCGTATTTTGGTTGCCTTGCCAAACATGGAAGGTCGGAAACCATTTACTGATCAGCCTGCGCCCTCATTTTTGAGGCCTTATCTCATCTTCCAGACCTCCGACTACATCGATCGGGATCTGCCCTCTGCACTCGAACTGCTCACAGCTGAGCTGCTTCGTCGCGGTTTTTCGGCAGTCGAAGAGAGTGCTGACTATACGGCTCGGATGTTGGTTCGGATGAACCACATCTCTTACTGACTAGTTGTAGTTGTAGTTGTAGTTGTAGTTGTAGTGTGGTCGGTCATTCGATCTTTGAATTGGCCTACTAAACTTCGGGAGTTGGCGACCATACTTAGGAAGTAACGAAGTAGGGAGTTCCCTCAGTTCTAACTTGTTGAATTTATTGGGGAAAGTAGTTCGCTACTTACAGTTCGTAATCTATCAAGTGGTTACAAGTTGGGGATTTATGCCACCATATAAATAAAACTAATTGGACATATGTCCATATAGGAATTGAATCTTCCCAATGTGTCTCCCACCTATAGATCACTAAGAGTAACTAGGAACTGTAACTACTGAACTACTAAAGCCCTTAGAAATCAACAAGTTACAACTTCGGGACTTCCCTACTTCGTTACTTCGTAAAAAAGACCGGCTTCCCTCGATTCGGTCAAAGACAACGGTCTTCAAATCGAACTCCGTCGCTAGGACTAGGCTATAGTTGGCTAACGGACTGGTCTGACGGCCTGGGCCTCCACCCGACAAAAAGAAACCGCCCAACCTTCGGGCGGCTCCTTACTACTTGGTCTTCCCGTCGTCGTAGCTGACGGTCACGGTGAGCTCGCCCGGAGGGGCTTGCATGTCCGCGAACGCTGTCTTGCCGACGTAGAGGTTCTTCACCTCGGCGCTAGCCCTTTTGTCACCGGGTACGGCGTAGAGGTAGGTTCCCGACGTTGTTCTGTCGGGACGCATCACGACACTGAATTGACGTTTCATCTTTGGTTCTCCAGTTCAGGAGCGGATCCGAAGACCCGCCCCTGTCTTACGTCACAACTGGCAGATGACGTGCGATCCAGATGAGCAGGACCACAACTGTCATCCCACCGATCAGCCCATACAGCAGGGCTTTCATGGTGACCTACTTGCCGGCGGGTTGTTCTCCGGCCGATGCGGCCTGCGCTGCCGTGTTCGCCGCGTCCCGCTGCTCCTTGACCACCCGCTTCAGCGGACGCAAGAGGACGTTCCTCGCGTGCTGGTAGATGATGCCCAGGTGCTTCGAGATCGGCCCCGGCTTGAGACCCAAGGGCGCGAGGCCCCGGATCGCGTTGCTCTTGTTGCCGTAGCCCGCGATGAGGGCCTCCTTGGTGAAGGCCGTGAAGTTCTCGGCCGTCACGCCGTCCATCGTCTTCAACTCGACCGCTTGCGCGGGCTTCGTTTCGGCGACGACGGTTGCGGGCAATGCCACTGCAGGGACTTGCACTTGCGGTTTGGCTTTCGCCATGATATGCTCCGGTTGTAAAAGAACGTTAGTCGAGGCCTCTGAGCCTCTACTGTACCCTCTCTCGAGTGTACACCTATATTATATAGTAGTCCAGAGTATGGTAGCAAGAGGTCATCATATGGGCGACCACATGATTTTACTGGTACGCCGGAGCACGGGCTAGCCATAAGGACTGCCTGAGGACTGGGCATTCAAAAATGCGGATGTCGCGATTCGGACTAGTCCCCGGGCCTTGGGTCCTAAAAAGAAAGGGCCGCTTGCAAGTTCGGCCCTCGCTCCCTACGCCCCGAAACTAAGGTCGTCTGGCGTGCCCTCTATTGACTGTTCGCCCCACTCGTTTGTACCGTATTGGTTCATGTACTCGAGGGCGATCCCGACCTTCTTGGCTTCGGCGACCAAGGAATCGAATTCCTGCTTGGTCAGGGGATCTCCTCGGGCAAATTGCATATCCCGAAGTCCGAAACCCGTTCCCGCGGAATGTCCGTCCCAACCTCTGTCCTCGAGATTCGACCGAAAGAACTCGGTACCTTCGACCCACGAGTCGTGACCCTTACCGTTGTCTTTGAAAGCAAGGTCGATCTCGAAGCCGGTCACAAGACCCTGACCGTATAGGGATTCGTCCTTCTCCAGATCCTGACTGTGCTGCTCCCACTGTTCTGGTGTCTTTGTCATGTCAGACCCCGGCTTATTCAACAGTTCCAACCACAGGATCCTGAGCTTGGGCGTGCAGTCCTGACAGATTGTAATGTAGTCACGTCCAAAGCCCTCGGCCTCTTCACCGGTCTTTTCAGGTTCTCCCACCTCGTCATAGACCGAAGTCAAGACCCAAACGTCGGTCGACGAATCACCTACGTCCTTCTTACATATGTCGCATATGTTCATTTCGGTCTCCTAGTTAGACGGACTTAAATCTGGTCTGGTACAACCACATCGCAAAGTCATTGAGCCGACCTTCGACCGATGTGTTCTTGATGACATCATCGTCTTCGTGTTCCTCGGCCACCCTCCAATATTCCTCCAGGTACTTCATGACCTTGACATGTGTGACTGCCTTGGTCTTACGCGGTACTGTTACCATGTCTGCTCCTTAATGACGTTACCATCTTATTGATGGTATTATTATTATACGCCGGTCACGATGATGGTAGCAAGAGTCCGACTATATGATTTGACGGGGACGTCGTAGTTAGGGCTAGGCCCATAGTGGACTATGGACATGTCCTCCTCGCTACTAGTCCGCCACACGGGCTAGTGTATACATGTCCGCAGGACCGGGCCAGCCATAAAGAAAAGGCTACCGTTCGCGGTAGCCCTCTCCGACTCAGAGCCAGCCCAGGCGCCTCAGCGTAGGACGAACAGCTCCTAGGTAGAGGACGAGGCTAGTCACTACTACCGCTACCATAACTAAGGTCATACGACCTCCTTATCTGGTAAGGGGATAAGGATCCTTTCGGACCCTTATCCTGTTCTTGACTACTTCGCTTTCTTGATGGGTGTGATCAGAACGTTTCTGACGTGTTGGTACCTGATCCCCATCAACTTCGCGACTTCTGATCTCGTCTTCCCTTCTTCAGTCAGCTTACGAATGACACCTGACTTTGTCTTACATTCGGAAAGATACTTCGCGTAGTCGAAAGTCGACTCGACTTCTTTTGTAGTAACAGTTACAGGTTTCATTTAGAACTCCTGTCTAATAGTAACTGTAGTTAGGAAACATTCCCAACTACCTACTATACCTATATTATATAGCCATCCTGATAGGATGGAAAGGAAATATTTCGTATCGACAGATTGGTTGTGTGTATAGGTAAACCGTCAGGGATTCAACCAACGTAGCCAAAATCCTACAAACCATTCGGCCATATTGCAAAATAGTTGGTAGGTCTACCAACTAAACCCTATGGACCCTAAAATGACCCCAAGATTCCTGTTGACAGTCCCCTCAACTACCATTTATAATAGGGATATGAATGCTCCTGCTCTCAAGAGAGAGGTCCCCACACAGCAAGGTTCACAACCAATCAACGGTAGTCCTGTTCTCTCTTACAGGGCCCAGCTTATCCAAAGAGCGCAACCGAGGGTTCCATCAACAGCAGAGGGACTCCCAGTAGGCTTCTACCGAATAGACCTCCTCCCCCTCCAACAGCTGCCAGAGAAGGAAGAAGTCCAGTCCCTCAAGAACGCCTACACAGACTTGAGCTTCGAGTACGGTTACCCGACGCTCCCAGATGGTCGCCCCTTCTGGCACAAGCTCGACTTCGAACCCAGTTTTGCCTTCGGTAGTTTCCAGACGTACTTGGAGGCGATCCACGAAGGGCCCCGTGAACTATCAAAACTCTCGACCGACGAGGAACTCCTCCGAATTATGAACCAGGGACAACCTCTCCCACAGGGTTCGTGGACACCAAAGCTTCTCAACGCTTTCCTGTACGAAACAAGCATCCTCTACTTCTGGCGTCCTAGAGCCAAGGCATACGACGTCTACAAGGAAGCTGCCTACCGCCATCTCCGTCTGAAGCGCCAGATGTCGGTAGAGGACGAACACTTCGTCATGGCTTCGAACCTCCTCCGGGAGCTCCGAGAAAAGGTCTTCAGCCAGCCCAAGTTCTTCGACAACATGAAGCCCCAGACGGCGGCTGATCTCCTAAGTAAGTTAGTAGGCATCCAGCGTGTTAGTGTGGGTCTCCCGGCAGCAGGGCCCCTCGCTCAGAAGGAACGTGATGAGGACACCAGCTTCGAGATGATCGTCCGAAGCCTAGCACAGAAAGCAGCTGGGAACGTCTATGAGAATGGTGTACCTGGACAGCCAGCAGGCGAGACTAAAGGTATCCTCAGTGACGTATTGAAGGATCCTGAGGCTTCCAAGAACATGCAGGAACTGATTATTCGTGTTACCAGAACGGCGCAGCAACGTTTGCCGAACCCACACGAGCAATTTCAAGGTCGCCAGTTCAAGAGTCGCCAGCGTGCACAAGAACTCATCACCCGAGACGATCTCGCAGGTCCTTACGACCTAACAGGGGCCCCAGGGGAAAACACACCAGATCCAAAGGCAGGAACAGGAACAGGAACAGGAGCAGGAACAGGGGCGGATAATGCTTGACGACTTCAAATCCCTGTCGGAGAGCTTTGAGCTCCCCCTCCAGTCCACTCCCTTCTCAGAGACGGATCTACAGCTAGCTGTCGAGGGTATTCTCGACCCGCGCTCAAAAGAATTCCGGGACGCCGTCAAGTTTACGCCTGCTACTCTCGCGAACTATCGTACGGGAGGTAGATGGATCCCGGCGGAGCACCTGTTATTCCTTTCAAGTATCCTGGCTCACGAGATCAGCCAGGGCGACGCCAGAATTATAGTGGAGCTCCCACCACGTCACGGCAAATCGGAGGAGATCAGTGTCCACACTCCAATTTGGTTCCTCGAACATTGGCCATGGGCCAGTGTCATATTGGCCACCTATGCTGCCGAGCTTGCTAGCGGTTTTGGCCGTCGTGTTCGTGACTCTTTCCTGCTGGATGACGCAACCGATGGGCCAAGACTCCTCGATGCGCGAGTCCGAGATGACGTTCAGCGTACTGACCACTTCCTTACCACCGAGGGCGGCGGCATGGCTTCGGTCGGAATTGGCGGACCCATCACAGGTCGTGGTGCTAACCTGCTCGTCATCGACGACTACATCAAAAACTGGGCAGAAGCCAGTTCGGATCTTGTACTGCAAGGCATCCAGAGCTGGTTCGGCACCACGGCCTATACTCGTCTCGAGCCCGGAGGCTCCTGCGTCATACTGGCGACTCGATGGGTCTTAAATGACCTAATCGGATGGCTGATCGCTAACGACAAGGATCACATGTGGACAGTTATCCGCATGCCAGCGATCGCCGAAGAGAATGACATCCTCAACAGAGCACCTGGTGAAGCTTTGTGGCCTGCCAGGTACCCAATCGACAAACTCCTCCAGATCAAGAGTGTCGTGGGGGACTTCATCTTCAACGCGATGTACCAGCAAGCTCCTCAGAACATCGGCGAAACAAAAGCCGATCCCGAACAGATCCGAATCGTCGACCAGCTGGAAAACCCACAGCTCTACCGTTGGACCAGATCTTGGGACATCGCGGCAACAGACGGCAAGAAGAAGAAGAAGGGTGACTGGACTGTCGGCTCCCTTGTAGGGACGAACGGACGCCCAGGCCTTCCAACGGCATTGACGTGTATCTACGACATGCAGCGGGACAAACTGTCTCCGGCCAAAGTCGAGGATCTTCTCCTCAAGACTGCCCAAAGTGATGGTCCCGGGACACCAATCATCATCGAGCAGGAACCAGGCTCTTCAGGAAAAGCATATGCGGAACACCTTGCGACGAACGTCCTTCGTGGATACAATGTCACCATCAAACCTGCAGGTGGTGAGAATAAGTGGATCCGCGCGCAGCCCTACGTCGCAGCTGTTTCCCATGGCCGCATTCTCATGCTTCGGGCTATCTGGAACCAGATTCACAAGGACGAACTCAAGGACTTCCCAAACGGTCGCCACGACGACACGATCGACTCCGTGAGTCAGGGTTTCAACGAACTCCATCAGTCCAACATTCTCGTCCCAACATGGGGACGTCCAAACCCGGTGGACACCAGTGTGGTGAGAGGTGATACAGGACGACTCATCCAAGGTGTCGTGTGGGGTCGTAGAACTCAACCATCAATTCTAGGCATAAGGTAGAGGATCAACTATGGCCAAGGACGCGGGCAAGAGTAACATCTCGTTCATCAGACAGAACGCCTCTGCCTTGATGGCGAGGATGGGTCTCGCGAGGATGTTCGGGACAATGTTCGACGGGAAGCGGAAGCTGTACGACGTATTCGGCTATCCGCAGAAGCTCAACCCCAATCACCTCTTGGCCAAGTACCAGCGGCAGGATCTGGCCTCAAGAATTGTCGATATGCCGCCGGAGGAGATGTGGGCCCATCCACCGAAGCTCAAGCCAGCACATGGCGTGAAGACTAAGTGGGATGAGTTCACCGCCAAGACTCAGTTCTGGCAGCGTGTCATCCAAGCGGACAAGCTCCTCAGCTTTGGTCCCTTCGCTGTACTGTGGGTCGGGATGAGAGGTGATTCCAAGGCGAAGGCCCCCAACATCGGCTCTGTGGACGACATCCTCTACGTCCAGGCTTACGGCGGTGAGAACGTCACGGTCAAGTCGTATGAGGACGACACCCAGAATCCTCGGTACGGACAGCCCGTCGACTACGAAATCAAGGTTGGTCCAGAGAATCAGCAGAAGACCACTATGGTTCATTACAGCAGACTGATCCACATCGTCGACCGCCCCTTACAAGGCCTGATGTTCGGCGAACCTCGGCTCGCCCAGATCTACAACACCCTGGATGATATCCTTAAGGTCGCTGGAGGTAGCGCCGAGACTTACTGGCTGACCGGCAACAGAGGGATGCAGGTCGACATCGACAAGGAAATGCAGCTCCAAGCCGGAGATGCTGAGGCCTTAGAAGACGAGCTGGATGAGTTCCAACACCAGCTCAGGCGGTACATTCGGACCCGGGGTGTAAAAGTCACGCCTTTGGGCTCAGAAGTCGCAGATCCACGCGGAGTTTTCGAGACTTTGGTGTCAATTCTGGCCGGAACCACATCAATTCCGCAGAGAATTTTGACGGGGTCTGAAGCGGGTCAACTAGCCTCAGAACAAGACAGAGCGAACTGGGCGGAGTACATTGAGCGTCGTCGTCGCGTCTTCGGAGAGCCCTATATCCTCCAACCTACATTCCAATTCCTGGAGGATCGCAGTTATCTGCCCAAAGACGCGACTATGAAGGCCAAACTCGGTACCGACGATTCGGCTCTCGAGTGGTCTGAGTCCTTCCACATGTCTCCCCTGGAAGACGCCCGTACCTTAGCAGAGAAGGCTAGAGCAATCGTGAATATGAGCCGTAGAGCTCAGTTCGGAGATCCGATCGTCTCCGACGAGGAATGCCGAGCAATCTTGAATCTCCCGGAGAAACCCAAGTCTGACGATACAATGCCTCAAGCACCAAAGTCAACTACGAATCCAGGATCTGGAGCTGGTACTCAAAGAGCGAGTCCAGCTGAGGCTCCAGCAGCAACAGCCCCGGCAACACGCGAGGCACCTGATACACGCGGTGGCGGTTAAGTCGCAGCGCACGTACGCACGTACGTAACGGTTTCCACTACACGAAGGAGAGCAACATGGCAACGAAGCAGCCTCGCAAAGTCGCACTGATCAGTGTCCACGACTACAAGGACTACAAAGCCTTCTACGAGATCCGGGTCATGGGCAACGACGATGAAGGATACGAATGGGGAGTTCGTATCCAATCCAGGAAGGAACTCGTCGAGAACTCTGAGACCAAAGAGAGGATGTGCAAGATCCTCGAGGAAGCGGTCGATGTCGCAGCAACCCGCGACGAAGCCGATACAGCAGCGCAGACGTGGGCTCTCGACCACATGAAGGCGTACAAGCCTGACCCGAAGCCAGCGAATCCGCAAAGTGGCTACGCTCTCGCCTACGGTCCCTTTGGCCTCGCTCTCGAGGCTCTGTTCGAGGGACTCCGCCGTCTTCTCGGGCCACTGATCTTCGCGTTGTCCTACAGCACTACGATCCGAAACAACCGGATGACACAAGTGCTGAACGCGATCGACGCGTCGGCTGCGGGCCTGTGGAGAATCTACGATGGCAGCAGACCAGCTACGTGCGGTACGGCAACAACGCTTCTCGCTGAGCTGACTTGCTCGGATCCTGCTGGCTCCGTCGCGTCGCAAGCCCTGACGTTCAGCGCTATCACGGCAGACTCCAGTGCAAATGCCACTGGGACGGCGACGTGGTTCCGAATCGTCGACTCGACTGGTACGTGCTGTGTGGATGGCAACATCGGCACTTCGGGTTCGGATTTGAACCTGAATTCCACGAGCATCTCCTCGGGTCAGGAAGTATCGATCACCAGTGCAGTCATCACCGAAGGCAACGCGTAAGCGGCGCCCTAACCAACTCGTAAGGAGAGCAACATGGGTCAAAGATACACGGTTCACCGGGTGGTCACGCCGACTGCAGACCAGGACATCTTTACTCTGACATCTGCAGCCAATCGTCGGATTCGCCTGATCGAGCTTTCGGTCACAGGTGGAGGTACTACAAGTGCCGCCCAACGCGTACACATCCAGAATGCTACTGCCGGCACGACGCCAGGTGGTGGCATCACTCCCGGCAAGGCCGAGCACGTCGATCAACCCGCTGCAGGCTTCACAGCACCAACAACGTGGGCAGCACAGCCAACGTTGGCGGGACAGCCCATTCCCGTTGGTTGGAACGCTCTCGGTGGTATCAACAGGTGGGTAACACCACCGGGAAGACCCCAAGGAATGTTCGAGGCCAGAAACGGCGAGCATATCTCCATCCGGGCACCTTCAGGGCCGACGTACCAGTCGGCAGCCTTCACTGCGGTAGTCGAAGAAGACTAACCCAACTGCCGTATAAGGAGCCCACCAGCTAATAACTGGTGGCCTTTCGACTATGGGCAAAATTCTTCTGCCTAGACGACAAGGTCTCGGTCTTGTTCTACCCTCGCGTTTCAGACAACGAGGGATGTTGGACATGATCGATATCGGAGCTTTCCCGGCCGCCGGTGGCGCCATCGCAGCGGTTGACTCCATCATGAACGCTGGCAACTCCGGCGACGGCAAATCTATCCAGGGGGACAATGTTACTTCTGTCAACGACGCTGACGCTATCACGCTGACAGCGGATGCCACCTTGCTGGTGTTTACGATCAATTGGGGCAAGACGAGTGGGGTAGGCGATCCGTCATCGAGAACCTTTAGTTGGGGCGCGCAGACCATGACCGAGGTCGCTTACGTTCGGGTTGACTCCACGTCGTCGCTCGCCGTCTCGATCTATAGATTGGAGAACCCCACGGCTGGAGCGCAGGGCATTACAGGTTCATGGGGTGAGGCGTGGGATATCTACCTCGGGGCCATCGCATTCAAGGGCGGCGCTCTGACCACAGCTGATGCCGTGACTGATACGGAAGTCGAGGAGTTGGCTGTGCCTTCTGACGCGAACGGAGCAAGCGTCGCGGTGTTTTGCGCGGACAGCAACGAGCCAGCGATGAACTTCAACGAGATTTTTGTGAATGCTCCGTTCGGGCCAGGTGGCGGCGCAAGCTACCAGCTCGGCGGAACTTCGAATCTTCACACCTTCAACCCGACAGGCGGGCTTCACCAGGCTCTTGCGGGCATCCATATCGTTGCTGCGTAGACCATGACACTCACAGTCGGAACGCTGGTGCATGATGGAGAGGCCACTCCTCACCAGATCGCGCTTCGAGTTCCGATCACAGCAGCAGACTCCGATACCACCTGTGCCATGCGGTATCGACAGAAGAACACGGCCAGCCCAGCCGCGCTCGGTCAGGAGGGCGCCTATGTGACAGGGCACAATCTGTATCGCACCAATTCCACGGGCGCTCCAGTGGACTGCTTCGCGTGGACGATCATGGGCCTCAAGCCAAATACACCCTATGAGGTTGAGGTCACGCTCGATAACGCAGCGGACGCGCCGCAAGTGCAGACCGTCACCTTCACCACGCGCAAGTTGCCACCGCGCGCAGGCAAGCCTACGGTGACTGCCACTACATCAGACAACCTGCAAACGAAGATTGATTCACTGTCGGCGGGCAGCGTTCTGGAATTGGCGGCTGGAAGCTACAGCCTTTCCGGCATCACCATCAACGCCAACGGGAGTGAAGCTAGCCCGATCTACATCAGAGGAGCCACGCGCGAAGGCGTGATCCTGACGGATACCACCGGGGCGGTCCTGGCCGTCCAGGATTCCGACTGGCTCATCATCGAGAATCTCAGCATCGTGGGATCAGGATCCGATTCAGGCACCGCCGCAAGCTCCATCGGCATCTACTTGAGTTCCGCGCACACGCAGTCGTTCATCACGGTGCGCAACGTCACGATGTCGGGCATCGATCAGGCCGTCATCAGCGGAGACCATGACGTTACGGGCATCCTCGTCTACGACTGCATCGGCGTAGGCAACAACCTTTGGAACGCGTCCTTCGTGGACACCAACATCACCTGGAACGACTGCGGCTTGCAGCTTTCGGGCGATGGCAATTCAGCTTGGAATTGCACGCTGAAAGGCTTTGGAGACACCATCGCGGTAACGTACTCCGGCGCGAGCAGCACGAAGAACTGTCACTACCACAACCTCGACATCCGCAATAGTTGCGACGATTTGATCGAGGTTGACGAGGCGGTGCGCAACGTCACCTTCTACGACAACCGCAGCCACAATTCGATGACGTTCAGTTCGCTCGACCCGCTCTATGGTGGGCCGTTCATCGCCTGTCGCAATATCGCTGTCAATGTCGGGAGGCAGACGCAGAAGTGGAATACCTCCGGCAGCGGGCAATTCCTCTACAACAACACCATCGTCGTCACCAGCCACACGGTGCAGGTCGAATCCGGGTGGTACAACTCAGGTGACGGCGGGGGCAACGCGCAGCAGTCTTGGGGCTACCAGAACAACCTCCTCGTCTATCGAGGCAGCGGTCGGACTACCTACATCTCGTTTGTGGACAACAATCCGATCGACCTCACGAACAATGCCTGGTATCCGAACAACCAGTTCACGCTGAACGACGTGGCCTACAGCAACCTTGCCGACATCAAGGCCAACATCGGGAACTCGACGCCGATCTTCAGCGGCGCGACCAAGGCGCACACCAATGATGTCATCACGGTGAGCAACCCGTGGACGGCGACGGTGACGCTGGGCGCGAATTACCTCACAGAAGTTACCGCTACCTATACGCCGACACTATCAGGTGGCGATGCGGCTAAAGCTGCTGGTGCAGTGATTGCTGGTGTGACTGACGGCTATACGGGCGCGGCACCGGATATTGGTGCAATCATCGCAGGGCGGGCTGTGCCGATCTACGGCAACAATCTTCCGCAGTGGGTGAAGGATTTGGCCGTTGGAGACTGGTATCAGATACCCAACACGGCGTTGAGTACCGTGGCCCCATCTCCAACGCCCGTTGGAAGTATTGGTCCGATCGCCAAGATTGAGGCGTGGACATCGTTCGTCGTCGATCAGCGTTCTGGCCGGGTGTATTCGGTGGCGAACGGCGGGCATTCTGACTACGCCGGGAACGAGGTTGATGAACTCGCGCTGGATGTCGAAGTCCCGGCGTGGGCGGAAATTCTGAAGTCCACAGTCAACGGAGACATTCCCGCCGGGCAGACCGACTACTACAACGACGGGCGTCCAGCATCGCGCCACACCTACTACGGCGCTACGTGGAACGAGTTAGATGACCGCTTCATGTTCTTCAGCGGGTCGTTTTGGGACAACGGCGGCTTCCTGCCGCAGACCGACTCGTACAACATCGGGGCGAATAGCTATAACGCCCACGACACGCACCCGGATACCAGCCCGCAGGTTGCGACAGGCGCGATCACCTATGACTCGCACACCGGCAACGCCTACATCATGGAGGACGTGTTCAGGCGCTTCAACCGCGCCGCCAATACATTCACCACATTGTCGCCAGTCTCTAACGAGCCTGGAAACGGCTGGAACGTCGCATCGGCGTTCGACAGCAAGCGCCGCAGATTCCTGTTCGCCGGAACCGCGCTTGGGCCGTCGCTGATAAAGCATGTGTTCGATGTGGATGCTGGCACGTTTACGCAAATCAATTACTCAGGTGCGGAGGCGTCCAACATCTCGGATGCCGAGAACGCGATGGTGTACGTACTTGCGCTTGATGCTTTTCTGTATAAAAAGAGCGGTTCTTCCGGAGGTACGGTCTATAAGATAGATGCGGCAACGTGGACTGTTACGGCCATGACAACCTCAGGTGGTGCCGGGATCAGTGCAGCAACGCACTTGTTCAACAAATTCCTCTACGTGGAGCGCCTCGGCGGCTGTGTCTGCATCACCGACTACGATGAGAGCGTGTGGTTCCTGAAAACTAATGATGCGCAACCGGCTCTGCCAGACGAGGGCGGTGGCGAAGAACCGCCGGTCACAACTCGCATCCTCTCAATGGTAGAGGCTTAGGAAGTAAGTGAAGTTCCAAACTATCAACTGCAAGGAGCAGAGATACTGGGGAGTAGCCGTCTGTCCAGTAGCGTGCACCTGACCTCTTAAAAGAGGGGAGCGCAATGGCTACAAGTTACGCGCATGGCGCAATTCAGCTTACCACAGGAGCAATAGGCACCACCTTCACGGTGAGCGGTCTATCGTTCCAGCCAGAGGCCATCCGCTTTTGGTGGACAGGCATCAACAGCGCTACTGACGCTGTATCTGGTGCGGTAAACATGCGGCGTGGTGAAGGCTACGCACTTAGCACTTCCGTTCGTAGGGCAATCGGCAGCTTCTCGCAGGACACGGCGGCGACCTCCAACTGCGGAGGCGTAGCGGCGAACGACTGCTGTGTGGTGACCACCGATGGTGCTGGAGGCATCGACGGCAAAGTAGACATCAACGCGGTCAACTCGGACGGCTTCCAGTTGATCGTGGACGATGTGCTGCCTGCGGCGATGACGCTGTTCTGGGAGGCCTTTGCCGATGGCGGCAACCTTCAAGTCACCATTGGCGATATTACTGAACCGGCCTCGGCGGGTGCGCAGTCCTATAGCGCGACAGGATTTACAGCTGGTAATAGTATAAACCAGGTCGTGATGCTCGCCGGGTGCCAATCCACAGCAGCGGTCGGTACCGGCTTCGCGGGCGATAGCGGCTTTTGCTCCGGTGCTGCAACAGGCCCAAGCAATCAGTGCGTGGTATCGGGCAATGCCGATGATGCTTCCGGCACGATGGATACAGATGGCTACGGCTCGAGTAACAACTGCATTGCAATGTGCGTGGTCGCAGGTGGCACCACCAACAGTCGCGCGGCGCTCACGGCTTTCGGTACGAATCAGTTTGAGTTGACGTGGGCTGGTACGCCGGTTTCCGGTCGCAAGTACATCTACATGGCGATCAAGGGTGGTGCGTGGCGCGCTGGTGGCTTCACCATCGATGGGGGAACCGCGAGCGCGACCACAGCAGTGACTGGATTACCGACGACGACGTTACGCGGCGTGAGCTTCAAGGGCCGCATGGCGACGGATAGTGGTACGGCTTTCGCCACCATCGATCGTATTAGTCTAGGCTGTGCGTCGAGCACCAGCAGCCGCCGTGCGATGGGCCAGATGGACGAGAACGCCACTGCCTCGTCCGCGGTGGAGATTGGTACGGCGGTCGAGTATGACCAGACGCTCGTCTTCACCGGTACGTCGGATACGGTGATCGGCACGCGCGACGTGAGCGTGTTTGGTACTGACAACTTCACCGCTATCGTTGATACGGCCGGCGGTTCGGCGAGTGAGTGGATCGGCTACCTCGCCTTTGGCGACGAACCTACAGTTACGGGTACGTTAGCTGTCACTGGAGCTAATGATACGTCGTCGGCGACTGGTAGTGTAATTTTCCCTAACGACCCAGAGACTCGCCCATACTTGGAGTGGATCGAGCCAGAGTACGTAGCTGAGGGAGGCTATGGTACACTCGGGTTCAGAATTGACTTCACACCAAGTATCACTGGTGCGGTTGCTGCAGCGGAGTCGGACGACACGCAGGCAGCCTCAGGTAAGGTTACTGTCAAAGGTACCGTCAATCAGTCCGAAGCGGATGACACCCAATCTGCTAGTGGTAAGGTTACTGCTAGTGGTACTCTCGCACAGACAGAGTCAGATGATACTCTTACGGGCTCCGGTAAGATACAAGGTTCGGGAACTCTGTCGCAAACCGAAGCAGATGACTCTCTAGCAGCCGTAGGTAAGATTCGGATCGTAGGTAGTCTTAACGTTACAGAGTCCGATGATACAATAGTTGCTACCGGTGGGACGGGTCTTAATGGCGCCCTTGCCGTAACTGAGTCCAATGACGCTCTTGCGGCTAGTGGTACTCTTAAGACCTCGGGTACTCTTGCAAGGACAGAACAGTTCGACACCCTTGTGGCTTCAGGTGCTGTCCAGCAAGTAGATGCTCCGGAAACAAGACTATGGCTCGAAGGTATCGAGCACGATCTGCCTATTGAAGGTGGGTTTGGTACACTTGGTTTCAGAATCGATCCGGGTCCCAATGTCATTACAGGTACTCTTGCTAAAACAGAACAACCGGATATTCCGTCCTTCTCAGGCTTCGTAGGTTCAATACCTACCGACGATTCTGAGACTCGTCCATTCCTCGAACCATATGAGGAACAGCTCGAGCAAGACAGGCAACGTGGAGTTCTAGGCTTCGAGGTCGATAGTCCTATCGTAATCGTCGGGACTCTCGCCAGAACGAATGCAAATGACTCACAATCTGCAAGCGGCAAAGTAACTGTCAAGGGTACTGTCGCACGTACCACGACAAATGATACTCTTGCAGCCTCCGGAGGTACAGGTCTCGTAGGCTCAGTAAACGTTACAGAAGCTGACGACGCTCTTGCCTCGTCGGGTAAAGTAACCGTTAAAGGCACTCTTGCTCAAGCAGAGGCCGATGATACTCTTACAGGTAGTGGGACTACTAAGACTCTCGGATCCCTCGCCCGCTCGGAAAGCTCTGATACTCTTGCTGCTTCGGGTAAAGTAAATATCGCAGGTACACTTGCCAGGACGGAAGATGCTGATTCAGTAGCAGCTAACGGGTCTGTCGGGAACGTTACTACAGGTACGTTAGCGGCCACTGAAACTAATGACACCCTCGCGGCTACGGGTAAACTAGCTATCCGTGGTACGATGGCTCAGACAGAGAGTGATGACACTCTTACAGCTTCTGGCACTACGGATATCGACGGCTTTGCGAATATCACGGAAGGTGACGACTCCTCTGCCATAGCAGGTAAAGTTACTTCCAAAGGAACACTCGCCCAAGCGTCAGCAAATGATACTTCGGCTATCACAGCTAAGGTTCGTATCACGGGTTCAGTCAGTACGGGGGACTCCAATGATACCGTCGTATCCTCAGGAACCTGCAAAACTCTTGGCATAGTCGCCATAAGCGATAATGACGACATTGCAACTATCTCTGGTAAAGGCATTATCAGAGGTACTAGCGTAATGGTAGAGGCTCGCGACGTCAGCGTTTCATACACATTTCCACCGACGCCACCAGCTTCTCCTAAGAACACTAAGCGAGGTCGTCGTACCCGGAGAATCGTGTATGGAGACCCAATCAGGATTATTTACGGACGTAAAATCCGCACTACAAGGAGACCATAATGTACGACCCCAAGACCCCTCAGGAAGAAGATTCCTTCGGCTTTGACTATACCGATCTACTCTCGGCTGGGGAGACAATTGTGTCAGCAGCCATCACAATCGACGTAATCGACGGAGTGGATCCTACCCCCTCAGCTATGATTAGTGGCACCCCCACTATTGCAGGCCCAATCGTATCGATCAAACTAGTAGGAGGAGTAGAGGGCGTTCTCTACTGCATCCACTGCCTCGCGACCTGCTCGACTGGCCTCAAGAAGGAGCTTAAGGGTGACCTCCGTGTTCAAGCGGAATGCTGACATGCGGAAGGTCCAAGGCCTGCAGCTTGATTCCAGAGCCCGTTATGCCGCGATTGGCTGAATTGGACGGACAACTTCTACGCTGCGAAAAGATAACGTCGCAGGAGAGGGACGAGAAAGGCCTCTACATCTTCCGTGATGTCGACGGCTCCATAGATATGTGGTCTCCGCGGCCAGAGAGAATCGTATTCAAGCATGTGAACGCAGTGGTAGAAGCTCACGGTGTTAGGTTCCTTTGTCCTAAATCGTTTGCCAAGAACGGAGGGTCGAAGGGTACGCATTCTGTCTACATCTTCTTTAAGGGCTCACCGTACTCGGGGCGCAACACAGCTGGACAGGAAGTACGATGGGAAGTAGTAGGCGGTACAACAATTGACGACCTACAACTAACGCCTTCTATTCAGGAACAGGACGAAGGTCTACCACCGGGACACCAATGCAACTGGCACGGCTTCGTTGGGTCGAGTGGAGTACCTCCAGGTCATGCAGTTTAGACCATTATTTGACCATTAAATTCCCGGTGACATCTTTCTCAGAACCATTTATAATGGAGGTATGGGAAGTCCTGGTAGCGAGGAGAGCTGATGCCCGCCGCATTTGACAAGTGCGTTTCGGAAGGTGGTGCAGTTCGTACGGTCAGTGGCCCTAACAAGGAACACGGACTGAAGGAAGGCGAGTACGTCAGATACTGCGCTATCGGAGGTAAGACTCACCGAGGCGAGGTGCATCAGAAGAAGAAGGCCACGAACAGCGGAGCAGACGGAGTGTCACATCAGCATGTCCGAATACAGGTAGGCCAGGACGGGAAGGTCGAGACCAGAAAGTGGAACGGTCGAGATCATCTTGTCGTGCCAGCAATTATGTTAGTCGAGGGGGTCCTCCACTCCAGCAACGCCGATCATCCCGCACTTGCCCTATCCGAGGAATTCGGAATCTTTCCCCAGAGCTGGGACGGTCGTCCGATCGTCTTTGGTCACCCAAACGAGGATGGCGAGGCGATCTCAGCAAACAGCCCTGGGATCTGGGAAGATCAGGTTATCGGTCACTTGTTTGGCTCCGGCATGAAGGGTAAGAAGAAACTCCGAACATACATGTGGCTGGACAAGGCGAAGGCTCCGAAGAAGGAACTCGAGGCTTTGGAGAAGGGCGAAGCGGTCGAAGTGTCAACAGGGTTATATGCCCTGGAGGAAAGAACAGAAGGTCAGTTCG